CCCAACCGAGGGCTATTTGTTTGCATTATTTAATAAGTCTGTGAGATAATGCCTAGTAAAGGGAGGTGATATCTATGAGCTTAGATGGTAAAATTGATAGCACTAAGGACAAAATCTCCGGTAAAGCCAAAGAAGTTGAAGGTAAAGTTACTGGTGATAAGGCCCGTGAAGCACAAGGTAAGGCTGAAGGCGTGCTTGGCAAAGTAAAAGAAAAATTAGACGATGCCAAAGATGCCGTTAAAGATACCGTTGATGATGTAAAAGAAAAGTTCAATAAAGATTAATCTATTGGCCGGCATTTGCCGGCTATTTCTTTGCACAAAAATAGCACCTCACCTTAATGAAGTGCCATAGTACGGTACCTACTCCTAGGGTTTACCAGACTTGGTCCCTATGCATCCGGCGGGTATCGAACCCGCATCGTGTTCACGTCGCGCTAACGTGCCGCTTTAACTTAAGCTACGATTGCACTCAACTTGGTAAGCTGGTTTCCGGGAACCCAAGTCGAAAAATTCCATTATTAACATTCAGACAACGGGGCACAGCCTCACGTTTGCCTACCAGTCGAAGCTTCAGCGGATTATCGCTACCCGAATCATTCAACAATACTATAATATCGTAGTATATCGGTTATTTGTTCCAATTATTGTCTAATATATTCCAAGTTGGAATGCTTAATCTTGCCATGCCATCAACGCCTGGTTTGGATATGCTTCTGCAAACTCAAGCAATGCGATCTGCTTGAGGTATGAAACGACCTTCGCATTATCTACATGTAATCTTTCGGCGACTTCCCACAGTTGCAGTTCTTCTGGCATACAGTAGGTGAACCTCAACAGCCAACGGCTGCGAAAGGATATCAGCATTAATGTATGGTCAATCAAATTTAGCTCACGTTCGGCATCCATAGTATCAGAAATCTTGGCAATCAGCGATGCCTCAACGTGATTATCGAATGACTTAGTCTTTGGCATGTCAGTGATGATTGGCGACTTGATGTCGTCTAGCCGACGCCCAGCCATTCGAGATAATGTCCGATATTGTTTCAATTCTAACCGTGCGTTGCAACGGCAGGCCTGCTTGTCTATTTCTCGAATTAATGCCATCAGATCAGCCACCCCTTGTGCTAGAATTAGTTTGTCGATTTAATTAAGGCTACCAGTAGGTGGCCTTTTTCCGTGCCATCAATCATATGGATGCATGGTTTTGTAGACCAGCTCATCAATGGTCATCTTGCCGCCATGACGTTCCCGATCAGCTTCAATCTCCGCTTCACGCTTCATCACTTCGATGTGCTCAGTATTAGCCTCACGTGCCTGCATCATACGGCGATGCTTCTTCTTCACGGCTGACTTCTTTTTACCCATTCCGTTTTGCCTCCCTATATTTGGCAAGGCGGCGTGTTTGTAGCTCTGTTTGTTCAGGCGTTAGCTGGCGCTGTTTGCTGATTTGAACGTTTGCACCTGTGATTATACCTACCAGATTTACAACGCGTCCTAGGCTGTCAAACTGCCGTACTGAGGGAGTGACAAATTTATCCCATTTCCGAATGTGAACGGGGTTGTTGCTGGAAAAGTGCCAAGCACCGTCCCAGCCTTGATAATTGATCACCGTTTCCTGTTCATCACGTGGTGCAACACTCACAATTGACTTAACCATTAGTCAGCCGCCTCCAATAGCTCCGGGTTCTCGTAGACGAACGTGTATCCTTTCACAGTGTTTCGTTTACCTTGAAGTACCATCGTAATGTCGCCGTTTGACTTCAATCCCAGGAAGTATTGTGCATCCTTGACAGACTTAAACTTTCCGACCTCAACGCCATCTTTAAACATAGCAACTGGCTTGTACTTCTTTTCACACACCTCAGCAATGCCTTTGAGATAGTTCTCATTCCACGAAAGCCACTGCATATTGTTAAACTCATATCCTCTGTACGGGTTAATTCGATCCACGGAAGGCTTCGATTTTTTAGAGTAATCGTCGGCCACCAAAAGGTTAAATAATCTCAAAAACTCATTGCTACTCATAGCCCACGTCTGAAATTCACCGAGGGTGAAAGGAATCGTTCCATATCCTTTCAGCTTGTTTCGGCTAGACAGCTTTTGGAACAAGTTTGTCAACATTCCAACCGGCATATGCCTATACACGGCGGTTGCGTTATCAAACTGCGCTCTTGCTTTTTTGTCCCATGCTCGGAACTTAATCTCTCGTTTCATTTCTCCGCCTCACTGTATTGATATATTCCGTTTCTGTCGTAATCATGCGACTGGCAGATTGCCCACAGCATTTCAGAAGCTGGCCTAATTCGGTATACCTGAAAACCAGAAAGATCAATTTTCAGTCGTAGTTGTTTCCAATTTTTTGTAGGGCATAATACGCCGCTCAAGTTGTGCGGCCATGCTATAAGATTGTTTTTAAGCTCATTAGCAAGCTCGTTAGTACAAACTAAATAATTCTTATCTCCGTAAAATGTTAGTCCATTACCGCTGTTATAGTCTTCAATACATGATTTCACTTCATAGCAGGTAAAACAGCCCAACTCAACGCTAGTAGGTGCAACCACATAATCTGGAGTTAAAGGCTTGAAGCCAACAAAATCAACTCTCCGATTTTGTTGCATGTTTTTGTCAAAGTTGACTTCTGCCGCCCAATAATTGTTTTGTGCTGTCAACCTTTTAGCAACTAGATCGCTAAGCATTTTTGTAATATTCGGACGCTTACTCATTTTTCTTCCTCCAATTTCACGATTTCGCCGGTTTCCTCAACGATCCCGACACCGTCCAGCCACGCACGAGTAAACACGTCCCGCTTCGTCTCATTGCTCATCGTCAGTCACCTCTTCTTTATCGCAGTCTTGCAGCCCGTAGTGCTCGATTTCGGCAGCGGTGAAAGCGTCGTTGCGGTGGCTTTTGCACGTGCCGTCTGCGTCGGCGAAACTCCACCAGATGTAATCGCCTTGCTGGCTTCTCATAGCGCGCATATAGTGCCACACGTTGTCATCTGGGCCTTTTTTCCCGGGCAGCCTCATCAGAACGATATAACGCTTAGGCTTCTCAACCGTCCAGCCGTTGACGTAGGCGCGCATGAGGCGGTCTTCAAGTTTGGTACCCACATCAAAAGGCTCACTTGACGGTAAAGCAGCCCTCATGTGTTGATTAATTGCACCGGCAACTCTCCACCCATTGCCCTTGGCTCGTTTCAGCAGCTTCGCTTCTTCCTCACTCACCACGACCGGTTCTTGCTTTTCCACCAGCTCAATAACATGTCCGCCGTAACGCTTGGCGTACTCTGCCGGTGCAATCGGTTCGTCAAACAGCAAGGCGCGATCAACGTCACTGGTGAACTCGTAGCAAATGCGGTCTAGCACTTCGCCATTGTCATTTTCAATTACATACATAGTCATTCCGCGTCCTCCATAACTTCCACGAACAGTGATGCACCGCACAGTTCACCAGCTGCACACAGGCCAAACACCAGTGCCCGATTAAAATGCAGTGTGACGATCATCCATACGGTTAGGGCTGTCATGACGATTGCCAGGCATATGCAGGCGGCTAATCCGTAGCTACTTAGTCTGGTCATCGTTAAACCCCGCTTTATTTAGTGCCTCAAACGGATGTGTCCGGATAGTCGGCCACGACAGTCCTGTACGCGCCATAATCTGCTTGCTAGTGCCGACAATCGAATGGCCATTAATGTTTACCCGATACATGCGGCGGCGCTGTCCCCGTGGCAAATGGCCGAGCGCTTTTTCGCGTTTGATTATGCCATCCACCTGTGATTGGCTACAGTAAATTTCTGATGCAATATCGGCGATCGGCACCATCTCCAGATACCGTTTTGTCACGATTTCAGCCGCATGTGACTGTGTTTCGGTGATTTCGGCCCGTTTCTTACTCATCGGTTCACGGTGACTGACCGCGCTGTATTGCTGAATAGCTCGCATCTCGGGATCACTATCTGGGCACTTAGCCACGCTGCCGTAACGATTCTCAACATCAATTACGGCCTGAATCAGCTCTGTACTGCTATGGATATCGTGTGCAGTGGTTACCTGGCGCGCAGACAGCTTATGCTGATACACACCAGTTTCGCCGGATGTCAGCGTTTCAGCATTGCCCTCAATCGTCCTCATCGGTATCTGCCTCCGTGACTGCCTGTCCCAATACCAGCCGGATAGCCGTGCCGCCGTACTGCTTAGCCACGTTATAGGCGTGCTTAGCCTCGTTAAACACCATGGCGTGTGCGGGGTTACCGGCAAGGGTATAGCTCAGTTCCCCGTTATACCGTCCTACCCATGACTGGTCATTAATGCGTACTACATAGGCGTCAATGGCGCCTGGGGTTGGATAGTAATTTTGACGGCCGGTTGCGGTCATCTCTCCGCTCTTATACAAACTCATATCTATTCCCTCTCAATCAATTTCAAAGCATCGTCCACGCTGCGGCATACGCCGTACAGGACATTCGGTGCGCGCTTAGTAATCATCGCGGCGAATCGTTTCTGATCGTCACGTAATCGTCCACGCTCATTCTTGCATTCGATTAGTATCGTGCGTCCGTCACGGCAACGGATTCCGGTTAAGTCCGGGTACCCGTTTGGCGGGCCTGCATTAAACATGCGGCTGTCTGCTGTTTTGACTTTTCCGGTGTTTGTTCGGAAAATCAGGCAATCATGCCGCGAAACGGCCAGCATAATGTTAGATTGTATTTCGTGTTCAGTTGTCATTGCGCCTCCGTTTGGGCGGATGCTTGGGCGGATGCCCTAATCGCTGTATCCCTTGCGGCCGTATGGGTTCAGCCTGTATTTTTTCATTTGGGCGGATGAATCGAAAAAGAGTTCTCCATACATATACGTATATGGCTATTTACGTTTTACATATATACTTTTATTTAATTCATCTGCCCATAAAAGAAAAAGAGTATTAAACCCTTACGGGGACTAGGTTTCGGCGAAAAATTCATCCGCCCATTCATCTGCCCAAATTGCTAGTTTCGGAGAAAGGCTAGTCTTGAGTCCTGTTTGAGTCGTAAACCGACATAAAACCGATTACCGCTCTTCTTGTACTCAAACTTATTCTTCATTTCCGAACTAAATTTCTGCTTACGCATTTTATATTCGTCATTTTCGTCAGCCCACTGCTGGTAAGCCTTGAACGCTTCGCCTGCCGGCAGCATGTAATCAGGCCCTTTCTCACAGCAATCGCGGGCAAATAACTCGATAACGTCCATTTCTGTGCGATATGCCTGACTGGCCTTAGCAATACTGTCTGGCATCTCCAGCCCCTCTCTCTGCCACTTGAGGGCACCGTCAATCGCCCAGTTCAGAATGCCGATAGACTCGCGTTCGAGCTTGTAAGTGAGCTTTTTGTCCACCTTGTCGAGCGGCACCTGAATCGTAAATGGTACTAGCATGAGTCGCCGCCAGATACCGTCATCAGTGCCGCGAATAATTGGCTTGTGATTAGTAGCAAGCCACAGTTTAAACTGTGGATTAAATTCGAATTCTGACCCGTACAGGAAACGTGCAGTGACCCGATCGCCACCGGTGAGTTCCTTGATTAAGCCTTCATCCAGCCGCACACCTTCATTGGGTTCGCTGGCCGTCACTAGCCGCGCGCCTTGCAGACGGGCAATGTCGGAATTGGCACCACTCGTGGACTGCTGAATCATCAGCGACTTAGCCTGCATCGTCCGGCTGTACGTACCGGCAATGTGCTTGAGTGTGTCCATGAATACGGACTTACCGTTGCGGCCATTACCGTACAGGATGAACATGACCTGCTCTTCGACAGAACCTGTTAGAGAGTAGCCAATAGCTTTCTGAAGGTAATCGATCAGTTCCTGGTCGCCGCCGAACGTCTGGTTCAGAAATGCTAGCCACTCTGGACAATCGGTCTTATCGGAATACTCAACGCCAGCTTCCTTAGCAAACATCTTCTTAATGTTGTGTTCGTGGAGCTGACCGTCTGTGAGGTCTACATAGCCGTTAAGCGTGTTCATTAGCATCGTGTCACTGTCGAATTCTTCCGGCATGACTGGCACAAGGTGCTTGAGTTCTTCGAGCATGTTTTTCTTGCTACGGTTAGCACGTGATTTCGTAATGAACCCGTGCCATTTCTTGTCGGCCTCTTCCGGTTTAACTTCCTGCGGAACGACATGTTCTTCGTTCTTCAAGTCGGCGATAACACTGTCAGCCATTGACTCAATCAGTCCGCGCTGGTCGAGTTCCCAGAAGCTGCCATTATAGGCGTACCAAGCTTTGTCCACGTACGACCAGTGAACAACATCACCGTAGCGATCCATAAAGCGCAATGCGTTACCGGTGTCATCCCACGTGTGGGGTGGGTAGACTTTCGGTTTAGCTGCGTCCCCCAGAAAATTCAGGAAATATATTGGTTTCTCGCGTTTAGGCGTGTAGGTTTCGTTGGTGTCGTTAATCGCCCGATTAAGCGTGGCTATCCCGTACGTGGTCTTACCGCGTTTCTCATCCCACTTGTCACGCATGAGCGCTGACTGGCGGAAAATACTGTCCATGCGGCCGAAGTCCTTCGCACACCAGAATGCAAGCGCGTTAGCGAATGCGATGTCGGCTTCGGATTGACTGGTATAATCGTTCTCCCAGCCGCCAGTAAGAAACTTGCGAATCTCACCGCCGTTCTTAGCTGCCAGCATTTTGCCGATAATCTCACTCTCACTCATCGTGGACGGTAGTGGTTGGTTTGGCGTGCTGGTGTGCATTGGCACGACCTTTTTTGGCTCGAGATACTTTGTATACAGTCGCTTGAGGTCGGCGGGGTCGGGTTCGTTAATGTCATGCGCGGTTCCGATTGCGTCCCCAGTCATGGCAAAGAAGCGACCTGAATCGTACATTTCGACATTGGCTTTGCGCCGCCGGTCGCCAGGAATCTTACCTTTGATGATGATGTGAATGCCTTCACCAGACATAGACTTTTCAGTGTAGGACTTCGTGGCACTCATAAACTCCCATGCGATGTTGTCTGTGACGTCCCCACTCTCTAAACGCGTAAGGTCAGTGCTGATATGGTCAATGTCGATACCGGCGTAGCCGTTGGCGAAGAAGAATGCCAAGCCGTCCATGTTATAGGCGGACAGCGCCGTCATTGCCGTATCAAAATCTACCCACTGACTAGGGTCTGTAGATGACGTTCTGGTACCTGTCAGCGCCGAGTACGGTATCTTGGTGTACTTACCCTTATCCGGTTTCCAAATGCGACTGTAAAGCCCCCAGAGGGGTTGACCGCGTAGTTCGGTCGGAATTGCTTCATACATTAAATTGCCTCGTTAGAATGGCAGGTCAGACGAGTCAATATCGACAACCGGTGCTGACTGCGTCGGCGCGCTCTGTGCATCGTCCTTACCGAACTTATGTCCCAACTGTGGGAACTTCGTCTGACGTACGTTCCATGGCGCTACCGTGTTTTCTTCACGACTCTCGCCGTTGTATTCAGCTGTTTCCTTCTTGACGTATACTTGCACTGGCTTGTGCTCGAACTGGGCACAGAAGTCTTCCACGCTGTTAATCTGGGTGCCTTCTGGTACGCCGACAGCTTCAAGCAGTAATTGCAACTGATCCATAGCGTAGGTGTATTCCATCGCGCCGGTTTCAGGGTTCCGCAAGTTGCGCTTCCAGTTATCCATAAAGACGTGGCGGTTGCGGTACTTCTTGTTAGCTTCACTCGCCCCGTCAAGGTCGTTGCGGACGACTAAGTCGAGCTGGAGTGATTCCTTGCCGTTCTTAGTTGCACGCTCCGTTGCGTGATTAATGACCATTTCGTACTCGCCAGTTGGCAGCGGGTCGTAGCCGTCGTGACGGTCATTATTTGCGTAATTCGATGTGATGTTAAAAGACATTAGTTAATTCCTCCTATGCCCGCAGCATGCCACGGGTCTTTGCTTGATAGAATGCCCACCCGTTCTTGTAGCCGCGTGCCTTGGCTATCCCTTGCAGGTCGGTCAGGTCACGCGCTTCACTAGGTTGCATTCGCATGTAATCGATATTTTCGTAGTCGGCGCGAATCTCGAAAGCTTTCAGTTTCTCCAGCTTCGCGCTCTCATCGACTTCGATTTCCTTCTGGGCAGCTTTAATCTCGCCACCACAGATTGGACACTTGCTGTATCCGGCTGGGATAACCGCAAAGCATTGTGGACAGGTTGTAATTGCTGGGCCGGTGCTCTTACCAGATTTCTTAGACTTATCACGGTCTTCAAGCGCCCACTCTCTCTCGGCATCCGGCAGTCCGAATCGGTAAGCATTTGCTACGTGGTCAATAATCACAGCGCGTTTATCAGGCTGATATCGCATGCAACGCATGGACTGCTGGACATATAACACCAGTGACGCGGTAGGCCTAAGCATAATCACACATGAACACTCCGGTACGTTAAATCCTTCACTGACCAAATCATAATTGCATAACACTTGCGTCTTACCGTTCTTAAAGTCAGCCATAATCTGCTCGCGCTCGGCGGTAGGTGTCTTCCCATTTGCTTCGGCACTGGGGATACCAGCCGAGTTAAACTGCTCACATACTCGCTTGGCCTCTTCCACGCTGTGTGCATACACGATTGCTTGCCGTCCATCCGCCAGTCGCCGATAGTGGCTAATGACATCCCCGAACACAATTTTCTTACTGGCCTCATCGGTCGATTGCTTACTGTAATCACCTGTGGATGATTTCTTGAGCCGTTCCACATCAATCAATGTCGGCGCGTAGTAATCAAACGGTGCCAGAAACTTATGCTGAATCAGCCAACTGACGGTCGGACCTTCAATCATGTCTTCATACACCGCTCCGAGCCCCTTGCCAGATAGTCGCCATGGTGTGGCCGTAAAGCCTAATCGCGGCACATCTGCGTAGTAGTCGTAGATACGCTGGTACGTTTTGGCTAGACCGTGGTGCGTCTCATCCGTTATGATCAGTGCCGGTTTTGGTGTATCGTCCAATCGATGAATTAACCGACCGACCGTCTCAATTGTGCAGAGAGTGAGCGGTACATCGTTAGCAACGAACGAAGTGGTAATCTGTTCCTTGAGTTCCTTGCGATGTACCAGGAACATCACCCTCCCTCCGCGTTCGGTGGTGAGCCGCGCAATTTCAGCAATCACAACGGACTTACCGGAACCGGCAGGCGATACAATTAGGACTGACTTATTCCCCCGTGCTAGGCTTTGCCGCGCCTGATTGACCAGTTTCGTCTGGTACGGATGCAGTGTGTACATCACCCTCACCTCCGAACTTGAATAGGTCTTCGATGGCACAGGACTTGCGGTTGTCGAGGCGGTTCTTGGCAAAAATGGCATCTGTGCCTTCCAGAATCACTCCGCGGCCGCTTGTCTTTGGATTGACCATCACACGACCGACAACATCGGTTAGTCCTAGCAGGCCGTCACGAACGCTATTACGAATTGAAGGTGCATACTGACTAAATGCCTGTCCGCTTTCGGTGGTAATGTCGCGGGTGTTTTCCCATGCGGTTACGAGTACATTCATCGGTGCGTCCATAAAAATCGTGGTCATAATGCGGGCGAAGTAGTTGTTCCACCGACTGTAGTCCTGGAGTTCGTTACCAATGCCGTTCTTGGAATTGCGGCCCATTTCGACGAACCAGTCCTTCTCCAACGCGGACACATTGTCCACGACTAGATTGTCGTAGCCTTTGTAACTGCCGAGAATGGTCAGAAAATCGGTCAGCTCTTCAGATGGTTTCTTGCGATTGAATGGCTGAATGTCTACGTTCGGAACGCCGGCAAGAACCTTAGAACTATCATCTAGGTCAAGCACCAGCGTCTTACCTGCGAGGTTCCGAATGGCAGACGTCTTGCCGACACCCGGCTTGCCGTAAATTAATACGCGCCAGTTTTTCGCGCGATCGATCGCGGTTGCGTGTTTGATTGGTTGCATCATTCCACCTCCGTGTTAGGGTCATCAACGAAGGTCGTGTTTTTAAGCCCGAAGTTGACCAACGCAGTTAGAAGCGGGCCAATCTTAACGTTGTTTTCTTCGGCGGTCTGCTTAAGCAGGCGGTACGTATCCATTTCCACAGACACGGAGTGATAGCCGCTGCTATTGCCGCCGCGCGTGATAATTAGTTGTTCCATTTCAATTCCTCCTATTTGATTCCAAGCCCAACACCGTGAACCAGTGCTGTTCCCGGTACGTCCTTGCCAGCTTTTAGATCGTCACCGATTGCTTTCTTATTCGGCATCGGCGGGTTTAGGTACGCGATTGGTATCTCTGCCGGATTAACTAAATCCACCCGCACACTCTTGCGAGTGAAATACGTATACCGCGTGGACTTTGCACGTCCACCCTGCGCCTGTACAGCAACTAACATTGCCTCTGTCATACGGTCGGCGGCATTGGTTAGAGCCTTCTTGCGGTCTTGCAGGCGTTTAATTTCAGCGCCCAACGCATTGGCATCAGCACGGTAGTTCGCCCGAATGTCAGCATAGGCATCGAGTTTTTCGCCCTTAGCCGTTCGGACAGCTTCCAGCGTGTCGTTGAGTACGTCCGGGTCTGCGTCGGGGTCGAGCAACATGTCTTGCAGTTTCAGGTCTGCGCCTGTGAGTTCGTGTAAGCTAGCCATTCTCAATCACCCCGTTCTTCCGAATCTCCGCTACCATTACATTGACCTGGTTGCGTGCTTCGTTAGCTTTCTGGCCTTCGTAGTTAGTTTCGCCGGTGGCAACCATTGCCGCAGTAGCTAGTGTGTCGTACAGGCAAGCGCGTTCTTGCCACATTAGCAGAGTGTTGAGCATCTGCCCGTCCACGCTGTACGTGGCGTCTGGATTAAACATCGCTTTCATGCTATAATCACCTCGAATTTAGTTTTCCTGTTCGTCCGTTGCGGTTGCGCCCGCAGCGGGCGTTTTTGCGTCTAATTGTTTGATGACATCGTCCAGTGCTTCCCATGCGCCAGCGGCTTCAAGCCCGTCATCGCCATTGACAAGTTCGGTGTGCATACTAAATGCTGCACGGTTGCGTTCTTTGCACAGGTACTCGCGCAGATCCATACCGCCATACCAGTTATTACTAATCTCCATCATTCGCTCACCCCCTCTCGAATTGTGATTGGCCGATGCTGATACCATTGGTCAATCTTTTCTGCTGCAAGTCGTGCTAGCCAATCCCAGCCGTTGTCCACAGCCATTGCTTGCACGGTGCGGAGCTTGGTTAACGTGTCCATTACTCTGCCTCCTTATGGTCAAAGGTTCCGAGTGCCCGCTCAATCTTCGGAAAAGTATTAGATTGTGGGCGGACCATGCCGGACATATAAGCTATTACTCGTGTCTCTGGTACT